TCACTGGAACAGGACTTCAAGAACATCAAGCTCGATCTTCAGAGTGGTAACCAGTACAACGTGACTGATACCAACATGAAGACTATCCAGTCTGCAGCTGTTACATCTCTGATGATGATATCAGGGCGCGACCCGGTACGTCAGATGGAGTTGAACAAGGCATACATCGACACGTATCGAGACATCAACAACCAGCTTACTTACGAAGGGTTCATGTCCAAGTACAAGGCTACCAAGCTTGAGACATACCTGGCGATGGCATCCGTATTGGATCTACCAGACAACGTGTTCGGTAATCCTGTGTCGGCTGCTGTGGCCAAGGACAAGATCCAACGTGAGGCTATGGAGTTCTTGATTGCATCTGAGATGCCAACAGACCTTGTAGACTTGGCGCACGACATCTTCGTAGGGTTTGTGTTCCCTACCTCTGTAGGCCAGATCAAGGACCTCCATTTTAAAAAGAATGCTGAAGTACTGTTGAACCCCAATCTAAAAGGTGTAGCCCAAGCAGCTGAAGCCAATGCTTGGTACAAACAATTGCAGACAACCATCAGCACTCTGGACCCCAGCACTAAAGCCATGTTGTTTCCCGTTCTAATGCGGGAACTCAAGTATGTAACAAGTGGACCTACCGACGTGTGGTCTGAGGGCGAGATGCTGTTGCGTGGTCTGTTCATGCCTGAGTATGCAGGCTACATCAACTTCGCTACAGGGATGGACATAGCTACCCTACTACCAGTAATCGGTCAGGTAGCTAAAGGGATCACGCGTGTAAGTCGCGCTACCAACCTAGTAGCTAAGGCAGTCTCTGCGGGTAATCGCATTGCAGCTGCTCGCATGCTACATGGTTCCATTAACAACGCAGAACTAGCAAAGGCCATGGGCACGTCCCAGGCCAGTGCTCGTGCGGGATTGTGGCCGTTCAACAACCAACTCATCGATCCAGCCTTGGTGCAAGGTGTTGCCCCGGAACTAGTACGGGATATCGAGAAGACTGTAGCACTCAACCGTACGGTAGTGGGTCAAGCGGTCAACGATGTTGCGGAACTACGGACTTCGGCTCTCACGCGCGAAGAGCAAGCCGCCGCGCAGTCGCGAGCACTTGACTCGCTACCGGACGTGATCGAAACTCCGACCAAAGAAGGTACCACCACGAAACTAGTCGTGCGTGATGCCGCGGTCATCGAGTCCAATCAGGAAGGTTTCACTATCAAAGTCATCGCAGATGACGGCACTGACTCTGCCTCTCCTGTTGTGTGGAAGCAAGAGATCAACTACACGCACAACGACAAGACCGGGTTCTCTGAACCATCAGAACCCATCATCTTCAGTTCGTGGTTCCTAAGCCCTCAGAAGTGGCTGGAGAGAATCAAGCCTGGCGCGGTAATCCAGGCTACCAAGGCTAACTTCCAGGAAGCCAAGCTCGTGTCCTCGTTCAACCAGGCGCTTAAGGAAGCAGTACGGGGCCTCAACCAAGAGGCTCGTAACGTCGTAGACGCAGTGCTGGTAGCTGGTGACGAGTCTGGCAAGGTGTGGACAGCCAGTGAACTCAAGGCAGGAAACGCTGCCTGGGGTGGCCACAAGCTGTCAGACCAACAGGTCAAGGCGTACTACGCTCTGCGTGACATGTTCGACTACACTTGGTCTGTCAAGAACAAGGAAATCAGGGACATGCTTACCTTCCAGGGCTACAAGCGCATGGTCATGGATGAGGGAGTGGAGCTCATGGGTAAGGTCCCAGATCGCCGCCCTTCACGTGGCGTCACGGCTGTCGTAGGTATCAAGAACGGCAAGCCAATCATGAAGCGCTTTGGTGTGGGTGCCCTGAAGAAGGCTGAAGAGACAGGTCACGTGCTCATGCGCTTGCGCGTACCCAAGGGTGGCGCATCATGGGCTGTCGTACCTAAAGCCAAGGTAGGTAAACTCCCTGCCTCTGTCCTCAATAAGAGGGCAGGCTACGTTCCTAAGATCCGCACAGACGTTACTCACATCGTTAAGGGTGTGGTTCGTGGTGAGGGTGGAGAGGAACTCAACCACATCGTGTTCCGTGTCTTTGATCGTGAAGACGAAGCCAAGGCATGGGCTGAGCAACAGAACGCTAGCCGTCGAGCTGGTGCTACCCACCAGTACGAGGTACAGAAGGCAAGCGACTATGAGGTTTCTAACGCAAACGATGTTGAGATTCAAACTATGGGTGGTCTCTATGTTGATGACCGGGCAACTACACCCATCAAGTTTGGTATGGAAGGTCTTGAACCTCCTCGTAAGAGCGGCCTTGAGTCGCTAGAGCAGAACTTCCGCCACATCAGCACGCGCCTGCCAATGGCTCACTTCCGCCTTGGGCTTACCGAGGACTTCCGCAAGACGTTCGGTAAGTACCTGGAGCGTAGTGGAGACTGGAACAGTGCTGTCCAGCGCAACGTAGACGAGGCCACCAAGGCCAAGATCGAGAGTGCGCGTGAGTGGATCAAGTCCCAGATTCGGATGCCGACTACGGACGAACGCAAGTGGTCACGGTTCATCGATGAGGTGGGCCTGTGGATGGAGAAGGGCCCACGTGGTGGGGTGACAGGTAAGGCGTGGGAAGCTACGCGCAGGTGGATGTTGGCCAACAAGAACGCATCTCCTGCAGCAAAGGTTCGAAGCCTAACCTATCACGCTACCCTAGGTCTGTTCCATGCTAACCAGCTTTTGATCCAGGGGTTCGGTGCGTCCATCGCATTCAGCATGGCTCCCACTAAGTTCCCCAGTCTGTTCCGTCGATACATGGCTACTAGGATGGCTATCACGTCACGCCTTGACCCAGATGTCATGCCCGCGCTCGCGCGTGCGGCAGGCATGGATGAGGCTGCCTTCATGGAGATGGCCTCCACATTCGACAAGTCAGGTCTCTACAACAGCGTCTACACCAACGCAGACTACAATGCTCTGAGTCTTGGGTTCGACGTGGACAAGGGCCTGATGAAGAAGACACTGGACGCTGGTTCAGTGTTCGTCAACGAGGGTGAGTTGTTCAGCCGTGGCTACGGCTTCATGCTGGCATGGGACAACTGGCGCACTGCCAACCCCTTAGCTGCCGTGGATGACGTGGGCATGGATGCGTTGATGAACGAGACCATGCGTGTCTCTCTCAACCTCACAAAGGCTAACCGCGCTGCTTGGCAGCACGGACTACTCAGCATTCCTACCCAGTTCTGGCAGATCACCACCAAGTTCATGGAGAACCTGCTTGGTAGTGAGTGGACCAAGACAGAGAAGGCCAAGATTCTACTTGGTCAGACCTTCTTGTTCGGTGCCGCGGGCGTACCCCTGGGTGAGATGGCATCAAACGCTATCGTGAACTTCAGTGGTATGGATCCAAAGGACATCAGTGCAGAAGCCAAGGCTTGGGCACATGGTGGTGCCGTGGAAGTACTGAGCGAGGTCATGGTAGGTCACCGTCTTGACGTGGGTTCACGTCTGAGTGTTGGTGGTGGCGTAGACCAGCTTGTTCGTCAGTTCATCAGCAACGACATCACTCTGGACAAGGCTGCTATGGGTGCCTTTCAGGGCCCAGCAAACCGTGCAGGCAAAGCTTTCAAAGCTCTGGCCCCTCTTATCACAAATCCGTTGAGCTACGACTGGAACGCAGAGATCCTGCTGACCCAGGTCAACAACTTCGGTCGCATCGCCAGCTCTTGGAACGACTTCCACAAGGCGTTCAAGATGCAGGCTCACCAAGCGTACGTAACTGGTACGGGTAAGCGCTTGTTCGAGATCAAGGATGGTAACTCTGGCGTCGTGTACGCACAGGCTATCGGTTTCTCACCTTACGAGGTGGGTCTCTACGAGGACCTGAATGAGTACAACCGTAAGACCCAAGAGATGTACAAAGAGATCGGTGCTTCCTATCGCAACAGCCTGCTGAATTACTACAGCGGTGACATCACGGATCCGTCTCGTCAAGCTAACTTCGAAGCTGAGACACGCTTCATGTTTGATGGGCTCGACAATCAAAAGGCAATCACCATCCGAAACAGTGTTCTCAAGGAAGTTGTCCGCCCTGGTACTGAACTGGGTAAGGCACACGATACAGCAGTCAAGCGCTTTGACGAGACTGATGAACTAACAATTGGAGGGTACGGTAGTACGCTGAACCTCCCCGATGATGAGCAGCCCGAGGAGTAACGCAAATGGCAGAGCCACGCACACCGGTTGATCTAAACTACAAGATGAATCAGCCCGACATCTACCACGATTTCGGTGGTCGAGTACCGCCCAATGCGGGCATCGCTGCTCTGTCCAAGATCGGTGAAGCTCTGATGGCAGAAGATGAGGCACGCGCCCGTGCAGCCGAGAAGGCTGGACCACTGGGTGGTATCCAGGGGTTCTGGGAAGAGTTCACCAGTGCTGTCCAACAGGACCAGTGGGCTGCGGATGAAGTGGGCAAGACCCGCTCCCGCGATGCTCTGTCTGCCTTCGAGAAGGCTGACTTCACTACCGATGAGGGTGTCACCCAGTTTGCTGATGAGCTGACCACTATCCGTGACTCAGTGGACATGAGTGCCACCGAGCGCATGACACGCCAGCGCCAGGTACTCAGCAAATACGTGGCCATGTACCCCGAGCTAGAGGGTGCTCTGCACCGTGAGGCTCGTGCTCTTGGCATGAAGGGTTTCACCCCTGAGTTGAACGCCGAAGCCAAGAAGATGATCACTGAGTGGCAGGGTATCCAGAAGTCTGCGATGGAGACGGGTGTCTCGGTCAACGAGCTGCTGCGTACCAAGCAGGAAGAGTTCCGCGCCAATGCTGCAATCAAACAGGTGGAACTGGCCCAGGCCAACGGTAAGCGTGAGGCAGCCCAGTTGCTGTCCTTTGCTACCAATAGGCCACAGGCCGACATGTACGGGCTACGCAATGGTAACGAGAGTATCAACGGTATTGCTACTCCCAACCTAGCTCGTGTCATGAAATCAGCGGGGGCTCCGCTCACCGGTCCGGGTTCCGTCGAGGTATTCCGCCAAGCCAAAGCCGAGCTACACATGCTCAAGCTTAAGGCACGCCAGGCTCTGTCAAGTCAGTTTGTCCAGTTGTCAAAGGACAACAAGCTCCTGTCAGACAAGGCACAGGAAGACATCATGAACGAACTCGAGGACGGGTATCGTACATGGGATACCATCCTTGACAGCAAGGATCCAGTGGCTATCCTCAATGCACTCAACTCCTACAATGAGGGTGTAGAGAAGGACCACATGTTTAAAATCTATGGCCCCATCCGTCGTATCTTCCCTGGTCGCACTGACCAGGAGATTAATGCCATGCTGTGGGATCACAACCGTGTATTGCGTGACCTGGAAGATGGGTTCACAGAAGCTGATCAAGCACAGATGCGCGATTGGCAGAGTGTCGGTACCCCTTCCCAGAAGCGTTACGCTGACCAGATACTTGGGTACATGCGACTTACCCCGATGGAACGGCGCGAGTTGGCTACTGGTTGGTTGACCAAGGCTCTGACAGATCCTACCTATATGGGTAGTGATTCTCCGGTGGAGAACCGTCAAGGTGCAGCTGCTACAGCCAGCCACTATGCACGTGAGGTCAAGAACCCCACTACACGTGAGTCTCCTGGGATCCAGAATGTACTTTCACTGATGACGGACATGCCCCAGCATCCTATGATCCTGGGTATTGCCGACAACCGAGAAGCAGCACGTTCCTTCTGGACTACATCAGGCTTTGCTCACGACAACGCGCGCATCAAGATGGCCCAGCGTCTGGCTGTTGCTATCGAGAATGCGAACTCGTATGCTGCCGCCAACATCACGGACATCAACGGGATGTCTATGAAGCCTGGCTCTCTGACTGTCAACGAGAAAGGGTACGCTACGTGGTCCAGCTCAGCTGGTCTCATGGATAGCCCCACTCTCCAGCCCATACTGGATGACATCAACGCCATGCTCAAGCTATACCGCAATGGTAACCCTGGGGAATACAACCGCATCGTGGATGGATTGCGGATGGGTCAGAACTACCTGTTGGCAAAGGATCAGCCAGAGGCATCCGCTAAGGTGTCTGAGGCTGAGGCTGCATTCGGGGTACGATAAGTGGCAACCCCTGTAAAGGCACCCACCAAGACCCCTGCTGACTACTCAGACGACGAGTTGGTCCAGCTACACACGGAAGCCACTCGGCTAGGCCGTGCTAAGCTGGCTACAGCCATCCAGGAGGAGGCTGCCCGTAGGGTGGAGGAGAAGTCTGACCCCAGTTTGGGGCCTTTGCTGGCCCTGGGAGGGGCAGCTTTAGCCGCAGCGGGAGCCCCCTCCGTAGTCGCTCGCCTGGCTGCTCGTACGGGCCGTGGTGAGGCTGCAATTGCCCTCTTGAAGAAGGGTGGCGCCCTCCCAAACGACGCGCCTGGCGTCCTTACAGCCTCTACTTTGGACAAGATCTACAGGCAGAAGCTACCCAGCCAGGCCAACATGATGCTGGGGATACCCGACATCAACCCCGTGGCTGCCAAACACCTGACCAAGCACCTCCAAAGCAAGCTAACCCGTGCCCAGAACATGGCCAAACAGCAGGTCCCGTACAATGAGATCGGTAAGGAGACCGGTTGGTACATGATTCCCGTAAAGGGACTCGATGCCCGTACTGGTAAGACCATCACACGCACGGAATGGATGTACAATCTGCCCACTAAACATGGTGACTTCGATGCTGACGGCATGCTGAAGGCCATTACATCCATGGGTACAGACACAGCCAGCCGTACGATCACCGCAGACACCGTAATGAGCTCCGAGAGGGGTGTAGGTAAGCTGCTAACCACCATGGGATACGATCTGAAGCGCAGTAAGATCGTGTTTGAGACCAAAGGTGGCGAAGGAGAGGCGTCATTTGCCAAGGCGTATGGTGCCAGCCCCGAAGGCGGCGGTGATTCCTTTGTACTTACTATCAATGCCAAGCTATTCAATCGTGCCCATAACCCATACACGGGTGATGCTGCCAAGACTAAGCTGGCAGAGATCATGGATCATGAGTTCACACACGCATGGGACAAGATCGTGGGCAACCCTGAGACTGGATCCAGTGTGGTTTCTGCCCGCGCACAAATGGAAGCAGCAGGAGAGATCAAGCCATTTGGACTTGAGCACATGTCCCCACCTCGTAGGAAAGTAGCACTCGATCTAGGTCAAAAGGTGCTAAAGGAATTGCGCCGTGTGGCTATTAAAAAGAAACGTCCCGAACTAGCACGAGTCTTTGAAAACTCCAGTCCTGGAGAACTGTTCGCTGACTGGCAGTCCATGATGGACGATCTAGGACCTACTGGATTCCACAATGATGAAGAGTTGTGGAGTGCCATGACTGCGTTTGATGACGTAGTACGCGAAGCTGCTATGGCACACGTAGCAGAGACAGATCCCAAGGTCTACGCTCGATACTCATCCGACTTCGGTGAAGTCAAAGCCAAGGCTGCTGAGCTGAGTGGCAATGCAGCCCTCACAATAAAGGGCGCCATGGAGCGTCTAACACGCCTTGGAGGCGAACCTCGTCTTCATACATCCCCCACTGCGGGTGAGATCTCAGCTTCTGCTGAGCGACCACGTACGATTGAGATCGATGGGGAAGAGATGTCATTCCCACCTGGTACCAGTGATGACGAAATCCTAGACACTCTTACTGAGAAGTACGGCAAAGAGACTAGTGTGGGAGCCCCCGGTGAAAAGACGCTGTTGGGCAAAGTAATCCGAGACAAGGACACAGAGGAACTGTTGATACCTGCTGGACACGCTACACCACACACTTTTAAGCCTGTACCTGGTAATCAATTAGGTGCTTTCGACATTAACAAGATGTTGACAGGTGAAGGAGCAATGGCATACGGTCCTGGAATCTACACCGCTACAGATGAAGGCGTACTGGGATGGTATCATGCGAACTTCACCAGTGACAAAGTCACGTTCTTCAATCACTTGGAAGACCCTTGGCGCGAGTACCCCATCAGGATGCGTGATGTACCAGCAGGTGTGACATCGGAACAGATGGCAAAGAGTAAAGCACACCTTGGTATGATAGACATGCTCAATAGTAGTTTGATTCGTGCTAACTATCACGACCGTCGTGCGTCTACGTTGGCGAATGAGCAGTTCTACACTTCATTCAACAAGTTCCTGCCAGTACGTAACTCTGATGCCCGTAATTGGGATAAGATCAATCAGGTTATTGAACAGGTGGGTAAGTATGGATACGCAGAACTTAAAAGTCTGTCAGACATTCTGGACCACTCTCGGTTCAAACTCAATGTCACTATGGATGACATCATCAAGGACATTCACGCACGTGAACCCACACCTAAAACTCCTTCCAGTAATACAGCTGGAGAAATGTTTGAGCATGAAATCAATCGAGACAAGTACTTGAAAGAGTCGTACTACAACTACCTTGAAGATGTGAAGGGTGCTCTTGATACCCCTGTCACTATCATGCGAACAAAGACTCCAGCTAATTTGTATGAGACTGTAATGAGAGTCAAGGAGAACCAGATACTGGATCTCAACGAAGAGGACCTTACCTTCGTGGACCGATTGAAAGAAGCAGTCAAGAAGATGGATAACAACAAGGTGACAGATGCCATGACCCTGGCATTGATGGACATGGACCAGGCTCTTAGATACCCAGTTGCAGTCATTCACGCTACTGAGGGGTATGTAGAACCAACGGATATGTTGAAACTGTTGGACTTGGCAGGGTACAAGATCAGTAAATATAGAGCTAATGCTAAAGACATAGCCATGAACTATGTTATCCATGATCCGAAGGTATCAAGGATATGGAAGAAACGAGGCGTTATGGGGCTAATGACAGTTGCTACCATGACAGGTGCTGCCTTAACAGAACCAAACAAACCGGAAGAAGGAACATAAGATGGCGGGCGATGAAACAACGATTCGCAATCTGTCGACAGACCTAGCCCGCTTGGAGGGGGCTACGGAAGCGAAGATTGAAGCGATCAGAGAGGATGTAGCCGAAGTTAAAGGCGACGTCAAGGACATCCTAAAGGCCCTCCAAGGCCACGCTGACCAGCTGGCTGAGAACCGGGGTAGGGATAGGGTAGCTACGGCAGGCATCAGCCTTGCCATCGCTGCTGCCACTACGTGGCTCATGAAGCAACTTGGACATGGCTAAGACACTCGGTTCCCTACAAGAAGAGTTCTCGGTTACCCTGGGTAAACTCCTGATCAAGGCAGGGGAACTGGGTACACCCTTCCGTGTGGGTGAACTACTGCGTACACCCGAACAGGCAGCCGTATATGCTGCCCAAAAGAAAGGCAGCCTGACTTCTGTACACATCATTCGCCTGGCATTCGATGGGTTCATCATCAAGGATGGTCAGCTATCCAACGATGTTGAGGTCTATCGACCGCTGGGTGAGTACTGGAAGTCCCTGCATCCAAACGCTAGGTGGGGTGGTGATTTCAAACCACCTGCTCCCTTAGATCCATACCACTTCAGTTTCGAATACCAAGGGAGAAAGTAACAATGGCTATCCCAGTTGCTGCCGTTCTATCATTTGGCAAGGCCTTGCTCGATAAGTTTGTACGAGACCCTGCGCAGCGCGATGAGCTAAAGATGCAGATGACAGAAGCTGCGAACCAGGGCAAATTCCAAGACCTGGACTTCGATTTCAAGATCTTTGGTCTTGAGGTGGAGGACAAGAAGTCTGCTCGCCAGATGGCTATGACAGTGGGCATCATGCCCCAGTTGATTCTGGGAAGCGTCATCACTGTCGGTTTCTTCGGTATGGCATGGGCAGTGTTTGCCTATGACATCCCGGCGGACAAGAAGGACATCGTTATGTTCATGTTCGGTGTCCTGGCTACCGCTTGGACTGGTGGCGTAGTTGGATTTTTCTTTGGCTCGAGCCACGGCTCAAAGGAAAAGGACAAGCTGTCAAAGGCGGGTGACTAATGCGCGCCCTCAAGGTAGGGCCGCACCACGTAACAATCATGTACGTGGATCAAAAGACGTTGAACGGTGTAGGGGATGATGAAAGACTGGTGGGATTCACGGATTTGATTACGTATACCGTGTACGTTCTTGACTCGCTGAAGGGGAGTCTCCTGGTTGACGCGCTCTTGCATGAAGTACTGCACGTCATTATGTACAACACTGGCTGCCCCGTGGGGAACGAGGAGAAGGTTGTATCAGCTACAGCAACGGGGCTGACAGCCTTGTTCGCTGACAACCCCGAGCTGCACAATTGGATTCAACTTACCTTGTCTTCTGGAAACCGTGAAAGCGTATGATGGCGTCGGTGTCAATCCTTTTCTCCGCGCCATAGAACCCTTCCCACCAGAGACGCGCTCTCACATCGTCTTCGTATGGGCATGGATTCCCCGTGTCGACCGTCTCGTAGCCCCGAGCTTTGAAGTAGTCGGCGCCTTTCCGTATACAGTCCCGTGCCTGCTCCTTGCTGAGACTGTACTTGTAGTGATGCAGCAGTCCTAACGGTGCATCTCTTCCCGATCGACTGATTCCTTTCACAGGCACACGCTCCCTCAGCTTCCCATAGCTATCTTAGAAGCCTCATCAGGGTCCCAACGGACAATGGTGAGGTTTTTCTTTTTGGCTTTGGCCATCTCAATGACTGACTCTGAGCCACTGGATACTCCATCCCAAAACACAATCACATGGTCGGCATTGTCGACGATCTGTTTGTTCCGGGCAAAGAAGAACCGGGGGCGGTACTTCTCTCTGTTGTCTACCAGATGGTAGGGTTTGAACAGAATGAAGTCAAACCCCTCCATCTTGGCGTACTCCATGGCGTAGGTATCCACACCCTTGGCACCACCGCTGATGATGGTCAGTGTGTTGGAACCTTCAGAGATGTCGGCTTCCTTCAACAGTCCGTCGATCAGCTTGTCCAAGTGGTATGCCAACCAGTCATGGTTGGTGATACTGCGGCTCCCTGTAATCGCTACTCTCATCTTTACACTACCTCGCAAACGTTACCAGTGCAGGCCAGTTCTTGGCTAGCGCTGGTGTTGTCACTTACTTCATAGGCAACCAGGACACTGTGGAGATCAATCACAGGCATCTTGTCCTTGAGCTCCTGGTACGTTACCATGTCACAATCTTCATAGGGGGCCTGTTGGTACACGTGATCTGAATAGGGTAGGAATGCGATACCGCTCACGTCATCCCAGTTACGGTAGACCCAAGCAGCCACCTCCACCCATTCATGTTCCTTTACCGACACCGTAATACTGGGCTTGTGTTCGCACCAGTGCTTCTTGTATACCTTCCACAGTTCCAGGTGGTCCAGTGCAGTCATGTCCTTCCGCAGGTACGCACCCTTCGGTGCTTGCATGGGGAAGCTGAACACTGTGGTGTTGTCAGGGTTCATCAGGTCAGGCTCATTGGGGAACCCGGCATCCTTCATGGCACGACACAATGGGTCTGTGTTGTTCATGCGGACACGCCTGATGTAGTACTCTGAGTGACGGGGATGGATACCCGACGCACAGTCTACCAGCTGACTTACCGTACCGCTGGGTTTAACGCACGTAGTCGCCGCAGAGTGCGGAATCCCAAGGAGATCAGCAACACTCTTGTTAGTATGAACCACTTCATCTCGTAGCCTCTCCAATGTCTTGGTAGCGTGACTGTTGTCCTGGATCATCATGTTGTTGTCGCAGATACCAGTCAACGACACACCCAGTAGACGCTCCGCCGCAGTGGTGTTCTTCCAGACCTTCGTCAGGTAGCGGAAGTCAACCAGATCGGATTGGAGGGTGCCGAGTATAGCCGCGATTCGGACTTTACGAGTGAGCTGGGTGATATCGTCTTCTGCACGTACAACGACTTCGGTAAGATTGCAAAACTGATACGGCCTAAGTACAATCTCCGAACACGGGTTGGTACCAAAATCGTCACGGAGCCGTCTGGATGCTTCGTCCACACCGTCTCGAGTCGGTCGGGAGCAAGCATCACGGTTGAATATTCCGCGCTCCCCGGACTTGGAATCATAAAGACTGTGCCATTCTCGAAGGAATGCGCTGACGTCGGGCCGCTCTGTGTAACAGACGGAGTTATTAGCCAGTGCCCTATGCGGGAACTGTTCTCCGAAGTTGCCATGCTTTGCTCCTCTCATGCGTTCATCAGTTAGGTTACTGAGGCTGATCAGGGCTGAACGACGTACCCCACCCACGACTACTACATCTGCAATCTTGCAGACCAGATCATGTACCTCAAGGCTGTTTAGCCGCCTTCCTTTGGCTCCTTCGAAGAGGGCGACTGTATATCGGAACAGGCCGTCAAGAGGTTCTGGACCGCTTGCTCGACCTCCGAAAGTACGGAGCCGGGCACCTCTAGGTCTAATCGCAGACAGATCCCATTCGGGAATGAGACCTGAGTACAACGCTGATAGTAGTTCTCGGAGGGCAGTGGCCCATCCGATCTTACTATCCTGTACACGTATAACTGTTCGCGTGGCATGGAGCTCATCGGGTACCTCTGGTAGCTTGTTGATATACTGTCGCTCTACACTGTAGCCCACACCAGTACCACACAGGAGGATGTACATCAGCTCATCGAATGCGCGAACGTTCTCGATCGGTAGGTAGGAACAGTTGTATCCAGCCACGTGGTCACGCTCCAATGCTGGACCGGCAGTCATGAGACATCGCATGGATGGCATGACCTCCAAGTTCAGCACGGCTGCTTCCAGTTCTGGACGCTGTTCCTTGAACCAGTCTTGCGTGGTTTTGGTATGATTCTCTTTGATGTGCTTCTCAAAGAAATCAAAGTACCGCTGGACAGTTTCCTGCCATGTCTCACGCCGACCCTTCTCGTCACTGTACCGTGCGTATCGACTGAGATGAATAAAGTCCTGGTAGGGTGTAGGTAGCTTTACTGATTTGGTCACTCAGGTGCCTCTGTTGGTTCTTGTTCGACGTGGTAGATAGTCTCGTTGGTGTTCAATTCAAACACCTTGAGTGCGTACACGAGATTGCCGTTTGTCGTCCGTGACCACCCAGAAGTCCAGTCCCCGTCCTTGGATAAACGTACAAGGAAGATGGCTTCTGTATTGTCTGCTTCTTCCAAGGCAGCTTCGAGCAGGGCTCTTGGCGTACCTGGGGTTGTCTCTTGCTTGGCTGCAGGTGCATCCTTACGGGTATGTACCAATTGCAGGACCTTTGCTGGCTCTTTGGTTGTGTCAGTCATGTGTCACCGTCAAGTTCTTGGAGGATATGATGAACGTCCTGGGGTCGGAACCGCCGTGTACTATGGCCTGGATTTTTACCGGACCGATGAACTTTCGGTACAGTATGAGGCTCGGTTTTCTGGCGATGACCATGATGCCTCTTATACTTAAGCCTTCGAAGACCTTTGTCCAGGTAGCCTCGAGGGTCGGGTCCTTTATCGAACCAGTTGTCATCTGTCATCCCTGGACCTGCTTGGCCTGTAGTCAACAAACGCGGGGTCATCTGTGGTATCCAGCCATCGGAGGAACTCCTCCTCATATCTGTCAACCAAATCCTCTGCATCGATCTCTAGTTCCTCGATGATCTCCTCAACGTCACGGGACTCAGCGTACCGGCGTTTCAGTTCATCAAGGACTGATTCACTGTGTAAACTCATGACTTACTTATCACCCATCCACGTTACGATGTAACCGAATAGACCGAGCTTGCGAGCTTCGATACGGATACGAGTCTTAGCCAGTTCCTTTTCAGAATCTGCAATCATGTTCTCTGTTACAGACAGAGACTCAGCGATAGCCCGCACTGGTGAATCCGCATTAAGTAGAGCTCCTTTGGGGTATTCAAACTCGGCAAGAGTCTGATTCAACCTATCACGGCGCGCTTCGTAAATGGCAATGACCTCGTGTTGTCCACGAAGGGTAGCCAAATCATCAGCGTGCTCTGAGTAGGTGATCATGGAGAAAGCAATGCCGAGTAGTATTCCAATGGCTCCCACGATTGCAGATATGCCTCCCACTCCTCCCATTACATCACTCTTAAACCTGTCGGCAAGGAACAATAAACCAATACCACTCATAAAAAACATGAACGCACCTAACATGAACATTCTGTATTCTCCTTACTTACTGTAGCGACGTTTCAGATACGACAACTTAACTGACATCACAGACGGAGCCTCAACCTCATCGCCCACATCATGCAACATCAGGATCCCATTCCAGTGGTTAGAAGCTTGAGGGCCTCGATAGCGCTCCTCATGTAGGTAACAGCTTCCGGCCACGATACAAATGTCTTCACGAGTAGGACGAGGGATATAGCCAAAGTCAAGCCCTTGGCGATGTCCCATAACACACGACCGACCGACTTTCTGGCCGATGTTATGAGCGTTCCCTGTCCATGGTTTCCCGGTCTTGGGGTTGTAGAAGTAGTGGCTGTAGAGGATCCCGTCAATATCGACGGGCGCGAGGTATCCGTGAACCGTAAACCCTGGAAGGTAGAAGTCCTTGTAGCCGACCGTTCCTGTAAGCTCCGGATGATCATTGGAGTAACGTTCGATCCGTTCCTCATGATTGCCGATGAGGTAGTGGAGTTCAGGTCGGTAAGGGGCTTTTCGAAGTCTACGAAGGCGTTTGTTTTCATCGTCGAGTGGCCGTAGTAAGCGTTCAATCGCACGGTTACCGGCTTCGATGTCGTCTTTGTATCGCCTGTTTTCCGCTGCACGTTTGTACCTGTCATATGAACTAAGTGAAGGCATGTCCCAATGGTCACCCAAGTGGATGACTACATCAGGTTTCTTTTCTACGATGTACTTACCAATCCATTCGAAGTGGTCATCACTGAGCCCCGGCTTGTGCTGGGTATCAGGGATGATCAAGTGCTTACGTGGTTGCATCACAGGACCTTGTACTCAAACTTGTTTGTCTTACACCAATCACTGTATCGCCTCTTATCCCCGCGCTGTAGTGGGTTGTCTGCTTGGAACACCAGGATGATACGATATTCAGGGTTGCTATCACGTACCGCCAACATCTTGGTCCGGTCCTTGCTGGTGAACCTCCCCTTGGCTTCGTAGATGACATCCTTTACACCTGACTTCTTACGTACCAGAAAGTCAGGACAGTACTTCTTGCGCTGGACTACTTGATTAAAACTACAGTTAGGGCACCATCCGCCTCGCACACGAAGTAAGTAGTTGAGTTTGATGGCCTCATACTCTACAAGTCCCACCTTCTGGGACTTGAGCCATGCTGCTACCCGCGCCTCGAACTTGGAGCGGTAGGTGCGCCTACCTACCTTAGTGCGTATCGCTCTTGCCATCCGTATCCTCCTTGTCCGTGAGCTCAATTACACGTGGTACCTTAACTACCTTGGTTAGCCATGTCACACGATTCCCTGCGTAGAGGAATTTCCTGAGTCCGGCACCACCGTTTGCATCCTTAAAGCACTCGTGCTTATAGGCGCAGTAACCGCATCCTACAGACAGTGCAAGGTTGCCGCTCGTTCCGTCCAGTTGCTCCGCCCCGACAATCCGGGGTGGCGGACTGGTGGAGTCGAGGAGGTTGGTAATCCTCTCAAGCTCTAACATCAGGGTTTCGTGTGACTCAGGCTTGGTCTTGTGGAACCACAGGGTACCATTCTGCTTGTCAACCATGAAGAACCCCACATCCTCAGATGTCTCGGGGTTACATGCTTTGTAACAGCTGATCTGTCGCTTGTATCCAAAGGGATCGTGATGCTCTAGGCTACCTGTTGCCATGTTACGGAAGGCGTAGGTAGAGGCAGACTTAACATCAACGGTCATGCCGTCAATGGTAGCATCCATCCTACCACGTACCTTCCACCCATTGGGCAGCAGGATCTCACATTCCTTCTGTTGGTCGGTCACGCTGTGACCTGACTGCTCCGACAGGAACAGCAGCAGCTCTTCCAGGATATCACCAAATAAGAACTTCACTTTGGCGTTTGGGTTCAAAGGTTCTTTTGGTGTCTCTGGTCGAACTGCATACCACAACTGTCGGACGCAGGGTCTACCCGCTTCAGACATGTGAAGCGTCTTGTCCTTCCGGCTAGAAGTACGGGCTGTCAGCATGTTCTTGATCTTGATGGAGATGGCGCGGGACAAATGCCCCAGCGCCTCCTCCGAGATCTCAACAGTCTGACCCGCTTCTACCTTACGGAGAAGCTCGTAGATATCCCCAACTAGGGTATCAACGTTGGGTGTTTTAGGCTGCACCTGTACCCTTCTCCAGTTCACGCATCTCTCGAGTACCAGTTGCGTAGTCCTCGAACTTGTATGCCAGTGCGATCACCTCTTCAGCAACTGCATCAGTAGCAGCGGGCATGGGAGATGAGCCTGTGCTGTACTTGGCAGCAATGAGCAGGGCCGCATGGCTCAGCGCATTCTGTCGGATGATAGCCCTGTCACCATGTAGCGGAGGCACCGGGAACGGCCTCTGTGGCGGCACGTACTGGCCTGGGCGAGACGGGGCAGGACCACGGCTAGGGGCAGGACCACTGGCCGGAGGCGTAGGACTGGTGGGAACACCACCGCTACCGGCAGGACCGATAGTAGTGATCTCATTCTTACCGTACTTGACAACGAAGTCGTATGATACGTCAGACCCTACGGAGATACCCTGCTTCTCAGGGTGTTTCCAACCCAGGTCGTAGTCCGCACCATCAATGGTGAGAACGTAGAAGGGCTTGACTCCATAGCGGGTCTTGACATCTCGTGACGTCACGTTGCTTACTGTACCTGTACGCATATCTTGTGTATATTCCTTTGGTTGTATTAGAATGGAACTGCTGGGTTTTCACGAACGTACTCATCTAGAGACTCTGACTCGCTAGTGTAGTACAACCACGGGGTGATGTCAATAGCATCTTTCCCCCACCTATGGGTGTATAGAGCACCCGTTACTTTCAAGGGAAGGTTGAATTCCTCTGTCTTGAACACCTTATTGAGACGAGCGTTGATGTTACCAAAGAACTTCCGGAATGTGTCTTCCTGTTCAGGGGTAAACCCAGCACCGATCTCTAGTAGCACTGAATCATGGATGACGTTGATGATCTTGACGGGGAGCTTGTGTTCCACGATGTAACTATCAAGCAACCCGATCACAGTAGGTACAATGTCACCCGTAGCCAGACCCTGGATAGGGTAGTTACACAGCTCAGTGTGTGAGAACTCCCATGTTCCTGGCACGAACTTGGATGGATACTGTTTGAACTTGTACATCCTGTGTGTAATGGGATCTTCCCATAAGGCTACTGCACCTGGTGTGGACGGATCAGGATACATCTTCCTATGAGACAGGTAGTCCTTCATGTTCTCTCGGAACGTCTCGATACCTGGATAGCGCTCGAGCAGCGCGTTACGGATCTGCTTAACTAGCGTGCGGGACAGACCTGAATCTTCTGCGATGCGGGCTATGCCACCCCCGTAGATCAGACCAAAGTTAACCGTCTTTACTAGACGGCGTTGCTCCTTGGTCATAGTGGAACCGAAGACTTTCTTGCCTGTCTCTTCGTGGATGTCACGACCATCAAGGATGTCCTTAATCATCTGTGCATCTTGGGTTTGCATGGCACACCCAATCACTTCCAACTGCTTGAAGTCGATCTCAACCAAGTAGTCAGGGAAGTTATGCGGTACGTAGCACTCCTTGATCTTGGGGAATGAATCCTTGTTAGGCACGTTCTGGAAGTTAGGTGAAGCTGACGTCCACCTACCAGTAGGAGTGACACACAAGTTGAATGTAGTGCGTACCACGTCCTTTCGGTCAGCGTATTTCATCCATCCTTCAAGATAGCCGATCGCTTTTGAGCAGACACGTGTAGTAAGTACGTGCTTACACAGTGCTCTGATGGGTCCAGGACTCGCACTATTGAGAGCTACTCTCTCAAGTATGTCCTCCGATACAGACAAGTCACCTGCTGGATCTAACCCAGTAGGTGGGATAGGGAAACACACGCTCATCTTCTTATGAGCGTACTTGGTCTTCCCCTTCTTTTCACCAGAAGCCCACACTCCGTTGGGGATAGCTGCTTCGAAGATGTACTCACCACCGTACACGAGAGTAGATACCAACTTGGTGGAGCCAGCACCACCATTAGAGAGGTGCTTCTTTATGCTATCCCACGCTTCCTTTTCAGCAGGAGTGGGTAACAAGTCAAGTACTACAAAATTGAGTTGGCCTTCGAACGCACTCTCTGCGAGAGTCATGTGGTTTGTTAAGTCAGTGAACATCTCTCGAAGACGTTCTATATCTAGACGCATGCCATTCTGTTCAATGTAGAACGAAGCCTTGAGTGCAGCCATCATAGCAATCATGAGGGGCATCACACCACGATCGATGGCTGCTTCCATTTGCTTAGCAGCCACTTGTTCTGTGGTCTCAATGTCCTTGATCATGTAAAGCAAGAGTTTTTGCTTATCAATGGTCTCAGCGCCACGGCCAGCTTCAAACGCATCGGTGATGGTCTTGTCCTTTGTGAATGGGATGCCGTACTTCGTGGCTACCTCTTCGAGTGATATCATGCCTGACGATTGGCCAG